TGTGCAAGACCGTCCCTTTGAAATCGTGAGCGGTCCTTGTCAACTAAATCCGCCTCCCGAATCAAGCTGCCAAAACCAAGCCCACCGCCTCTGAATCCAACTTCCCAGCGATCTTTGCAAGGATTTCTGCCGTTCTCCCAGTCCTGCTGGTATTCGTTGTCGCGGCGGCTCCATTCTTCCCACAGCTTCAGGCCATCCTGATTCGGCAACTCGCTGTGGAGCATCGCGCCGATCTCCCACCAAAACTGTTCACTGAATGCGCCCCGAGGTTCAATGACACTCAGGCAGCTCTCAGCAATAGCGATTTTTTCCTCCCTGGATCTGTTGGCGTAGCGCGTGTCACGCATAGTGCGTGCGCTGTCTTTCTGGTTGCGTTTGCGGTACTCCTCACGCATCCGCTCCAGTAACCACTCAGGTGCCTCTGGAATGTTGTGAGGATCACCCTTGAATGTGTATTCACCCTCGTATTGACCGTTCTTGCCTGGGTAGGCCCCAAAGATGACTCCCTGGCGCCCCCACAACACCTCCCAACCCTCATGACCTGCTGAGGCGTGGCTGATGTCAGCAACCCGCAGACGGTCAGCCTCTGGAACGCTGAAGAGGTACTTGCAAGCGTGAGGCCGTGGAGACTTGATGCTTGGGGCTTTGTCTAGATCAGCGCCCCATTTCTCCTGGATCGCCCCGAGGTTGTCGTCAACGTCAAAAATGACAAGCCCATCTGAGCGGTTGCCGCTGTAAACGCCAACAGCTTTGAACCTGTCCGGGTGCTCTTGGACGTGCAAAGCCGTGGTTTTTGGGGCCAGATTTACGTGACTCGCTTTGCCTAAGGGCGATTTTCCGCACGCTGTCTTTTTGTTAGGCAATGTCTGCCCTTTTGCGTAGATGGGCGCAGTCGCCCAGTTCTCAGGCAATCTGAGGATGAAATCAACCAGATTCATCTGCTACAATCCTTTTGTCAAGTAAATGAAAACAACACCCCAACGGCTCCGTCAGCCTTGGGGTTTTTTCATCCTACTCGACTTGTCAAACGCTGCAGTCGTGCTACATTTGCAGAGCACCGGGCAACGTGCCCACAGCAACCACAACAATGCCATTCATCTCAGACAAGAACAAAGCAGCCGCCGCCGGTGGCACTGGCAGCTATCTCAACCCCTCCAAAATCCCATCAGGCAGCAACGTGCGTTTCGCACTGCTTGACGATCAGCCCCTTGAGTACTTTGAGTGCTGGGGCGAAGACAGCAACGGCAACACTCAGCCTTTCCGCTTTGCAGAAGACCCCTCACCTGAGGAGATCGCTGAAGAGATGGGCGAAGAGTGGAGCCGCCGCCTGAACCGCGATGGCAACGGCCCGGAAAAGGTCAAGTTCTCCATTGCTGTACCGGTCTACAACTACGAGACCGAAAAGGTTGAGGTCATGCCTCTGACCCAGAAAACCCTGATCAACGAACTGGACTCCATCAGCCAGATGGAAGATTATGCCGAGTTGATGGACTGGGATTTTGTGATGGGCAAAGAGGGTACGGGCCTGGAAACCAAGTACAGCTTGCGGCCCGCACCTCGCAAAAAAGCCTCACAGGCGCAGATCGAGGAAGCCTGGACCGAAGCTCGCGCCTCTGGTTTTGACATCAGCCGAATGCTGACCGGCGGCAGTCCTTTCAAAAAGGGTTGAGCCTGATTCGCCCAAAAATTAGGGGGCTTTGCGGCCCCCTTTTTAGTGCTTACTGTTTGCCAAACCCTGGAACAAATGCCCGCTGATACGCAAAACGCTCTTGCGGGTTTACGCCGCTGGACCCTGGAACGTGACGACTCCGGTCCGCACCGCGTGTACCGAGATGAAGAGGGCAACACCTACGCCTCTGTCACCCACATACTCAAAGAGACTTCACCTCAATGGCAGAAAGATGCACTTGATCGTTGGACTAAAAAGCCCGGTGCTGCCGTGGAGCGTGATGTTGCTTGCCAGCGCGGGACTTTGGCGCACGATCACGCAGAGTACGTCCTCAAAACAGCAGCAAAGCTGGCTCGACAAACTGCCAACAAACGGAACAGCTGGCGGAGCGGAGATGATGGCCTGGAACGTGCCCCCAAGCAGATCACCAGCTGGGCCATCGGTAAGGCAATCCAAGGCGCACCGCGTGTCTCCTGGAGCGCCAGTGGCTACGCCCGAGGCTTACGGTCTTGGATCGGGGCCAATGTGACCGCAATCCACGCAATCGAGTTTTCGGTGTTTGACCCGCGAGGCTGGGCTGGAACGGCGGACGCTCTGATCGACTTAGACGGCACCCTCTGCATCGCTGATTGGAAAACCAGCGTCAACGCTCGCAGTGAAGAGATGCTGGCGAATTACATCTGTCAGGCTGGCGCGTACTCCTTAGGGCTCCAGCACCTGACGGGCATCAAACCCAAAACGGGAGCGGTTGTGGTGGCTCGCCGCAGTGGAGCACCTCAGGTTCGCTTGCTCAATGAGTTAGAATTACGCGGGGCGGAATGTCAGTGGCTAGAAAGAATGAGCCTATACAAGGCCCAAGAACTGTTGGAGAGCTAGAGGAAGCAGTCCAGGAAACCCTGGAACTTCTCTACACAGGCAGGGAGAACGTGGCAAAGCAGGCCATGAGGCTTTGTCTACCGATGGAACGTCTGAAGGCGCTGTTCAACCAGTACGTCGTGGACCGACCTATCGACGTCACTGATTGTTTGTGCTACAATTTAGGAGTCAAACAAACACCCCCACCCATGACAAACTTCGAACTCGCTTACGTCATCAAGCAGAACGAGAAGATGATCGAGACTTTCTCGAAGCGCAACACCCCCGAAGCTGCTGAGATGGTCAAAGAGCTGGAAGCCGCCAACACTCAAATGAAGCTGGCTGGCCTGTACTGCTGATCATGCTGGAACGAATCACCAAAGATTGAACCCTGGGGCCTGATGGCCCCTTTTTTGTGCCCGCGTTGCACTCCCCTTAGTTTGTGCTACAATTTGATCATTGAAACGGGCACCCCCATGAACCTCCAAACCTTCTTCACCGAGAAAGACTTCGACATCCGCACCTATGAGGTGGTCAGCCCTACTACAGGCGACAGCCACATCATCACTACCGATGTCGTGATTGACCGCATCCTCAGCACCCAAGGCCAAGAGCGTCAGGGCGTGGTCCGCATCCTGCAACTGCTGGACTTCGCCAATGGCGACTTCCACCACTTCTTTAAGCACCTGGCCACCGGCCTTGCTGCCCAGTTCTGAGATGGACTTCCACAACTACAGCCTGTTGGAGCATGAGCGGCGAGAGTACCTAGAGGACCTCGCCGCAGCCCAAGAGCGAGAGCAGGCAGAGCTGATTCAGTTCCGCCTACTTACCGACGACGGTGACACTGATTGCCTGGACCGTGAAGACCTGGAGCACGCGATTGCAGAGGCGCGGCGGTACGGGCTGGACTACACCATCGAGATCCTCTAGTTGCACCCCTACCTTTTTGTGCTACAATTTAGAAGTTCAGACAGGCACCCCATGACTCACACCCTCACCAAGCAAATCACCGAACTCACCACTGCTGAGGTTCGCTTCACCGTCCACAGCACAGACGCAAACAATCACCGGGCCGTTGAGGTCTGCCGCTGGCAGACAAGCCTCAACACCGGCCGGATGCAACAGCAAACCAGCCACCGCCATTTCATCGGCAACAGCCGCAACCTCTGGCGCGATCTCCTTAGTCAGGGCTGGGTCGCCGCCTGATGCTTACGGGGGCTCTGCCCCCACATTTCCCCTTCTTTCCCTTCAAACCAATGAACAGGCTTTACCGATCACAATCCTTCCCTTGCTGGATGGCACCGCTTTTCACCTGCAGCCTGCTGGCTTTGCTAGGTGGTGCCTTTTGGGTTTCTATGACCAGCACCCTTGATCAGATGACTGAGCGCGACTGTCGCCTAGGTGTCCAGGCCGCTTGCGAGCAGCTGCGGAAGTAACCGGTGGCCCGCAAGAAGAGACAAACCTGGAAACCCGCGAAGTCTTTCACGGTCACAAAGCTTCCGCCGAGTGGCCCCAAGGCCGGGCAATCCGTGGATCGGTGGGTTTACGGAAAGACCAAGCGCCACGAGGAGACAATGGACAACCCGCGCAACAAATTCTCAGATCTTCCATGATTCTTTTTGCGCGTGTAAGCTTGGCCCATGGCAAATAAGGCGACAAACGTAGAAATAGACGGGCGCATAAATACCGTTTATAAGCTCTTATTGGAGGGCAACAGCAGAACCCAGATCCTTCAATACGGTTCGGAGACCTGGGAGATCAGCGAAAGGCAGGTTGAGGAGTACATCAAGAGAGCCCGCGATCATCAACGCCTCGATGCTGAGCTGGAGCGGCCAGAGTGGCTGCACGAATCGCTCTGTGCTCTCAAGGACATTCAGCGCAAAGCCACGAATGGCAGGCAGTACAGCACCGCGTTGAAAGCCATCGAGATGCAGGCGAGGCTCTTGCGGTTTGAGATGTCATGAGTCTGGTTGACGACATCTGTGAACCTGGAAAGCTCACCCAGTTCGCAACGCCGCCCTCTGCTCAGGACACCGACGAGATTCTGAGGCGCATCAAAGCTGATCTGCACCCCGGACAGCTGGCGTTTGTCGAGGACACGCAAACCGAGATCTTGGCCCTTACTGCTGGGTATGGCGCGGGGAAGACGACGGCGCTGGCCGCGAAGGTGTTGACCTTGGCAATCCTGAATCAGGGGTACACCGGCATTGTCATGGAGCCGACCTACCCGATGATCCGCGACATTTGGAAGGCGACGTTCGATCGATTCCTGGATCACTACGGCATCCCTTACACCTATCGCACAAGTCCGCTGCCCGAGTACACCTTGCACCTGGGCCGGCCTACCACATTGCTTTGCCGCTCAATCAAGAACGGGAACATGACAGCGGTTGGCGTGAACGCTGCGTTCGCTGTCTTTGATGAGGTGGACATCTTGCGTCTTGTCGAAGCACAGAGCGCGTTTGAAAAGATCCTGGGCCGTTTGCGCGAAGGCAACGTACGGCAATTCGCTGTGGCCAGTACGCCTGAAGGTTTCCGCTGGCTGTTTCAGCAATTTGGCAAACCGGAGATGCAGCAGCGCAAAGATCGCAGGCTCATTAAGATGCGGACGGAAGAGAACCCACATCTTCCCCCAGACTTCATCCAACGGCTGCAAGAGAACTACGACTCTGCAAGCCTTGCCGCTTACCTGAACGGGGACTTCGTTCTCCTAAACAGCACGCAGGTTTACGACAGATTCGACCGAGCGAAGCACGTCATACAGGCGGCCCCGGTCAACCTCGATAACGAACCGCGTCATTGGGGCATTGACTTCAACATTGGTAACTGCAACGCCGTCTGCGGTGTGCGTCTGGGCCAGCAATTCCTGATCACCGACGAGGTGAAGGCTCATGACACAGATGCCCTGGCTGCAGAGATCAAGCGAAGATCTGCTCACGTTTCTGCCCCTGTTTATGTCTACCCAGACGCATCAGGCCAGAATCGAAGCACGAATGCCTCGAAGACTGATTGCGAACTGCTCTCCATGGCCGGGCTCTCAGTTATTGCCGGGCGTTCCAACCCTCTCATCCGTGATCGGGTGGCTGCTGTTCAAGCTTTGCTGGAGAACGGCAAAGGCGAAATCCGATTGCAGGTCCTCGCCAAGTGCGAACGGATGATTGAGTGTTTGGAACTTCAGAGTTATTCAGAACGCAATCCAGAAGAGCCTGACAAAGAGGCCGGTTATGACCACTTAAATGACGCGCTTGGGTATGCGGTTTGGGCGTTGTATAACCCACTGAATGCACGAGCTGGTCGAGGAACAGGCATCCGCCTATATTGATGGGGTCGTGGGGGGTGCCCATTAGACCTTGAGAGGGGGCAGTTGCTGGCCCCTTTTCTTGTGTCTATAGATCTGTCGATTAACATCAGACCATTGGGCGGGATTGGGTCGTGTATTCAGGTTTTTCAGGTAGGCAGCGTGTTGGCAATGTCACCACTGTCGAAAGCCCGAACACCGCTTTTATCAACATGGAGCCGCACTGGCTTCTGATTGAGGCGCTATTGCAGGGCACTTATGGCATCAGAAAAGGGCACAGAAAATACCTGCCGCAAGAACCGAGAGAACTAGACGAGGCTTATGACAACAGGCTCATGCGTTCAACGCTCGCGCCGTATTACGTCAGGTTGGAACGCATGTTGGCGGGCATGTTGACCCGCAAGCCTGTGCGCTTAGAAGATGTCAGCGACGTCGTAACTGAGCAACTGTTTGACGTTGATTTGCAGGGCAATGACTTAAACGTCTGGACTTACGAAACTGCTCGCAAGTGCATCAGATATGGGCACGTCGGCGTCTTGGTTGATGCACCGAAAGCTGGTGAAAATGGCCGCCCATACTGGACGCAATACACCCCAAGGGACATTCTTGGTTGGCGTTCTGAAGTAGCCAACGGATCACAGCAGCTGACGATGGTCAGGCTGATTGAAAAGATCACCGTTCCCGATGGTCTGTACGGCGAAAAGCAGGTTGAGCAAGTGCGTGTGCTCACGCCTGGCGCGTTTGAGATTCATCAAAAGGACGACAAAGGCGAGTTTCGCTTGGTGGATGAAGGCACAACCAGCCTGAGCGAGATTCCGTTTGCGGTGGCGTACTCAAACCGCGTCGGTGTTCTTGAGTCGCGGCCACCACTGGCTGACATCGCAGAGCTAAACCTCAAGGCGTATCAGGTGCAGTCTGATCTGGACAACCAGCTGCACATCAGCGCGGTTCCGATGTTGGCGATTTTCGGCTTTCCGCAATCGGCGGAAGAGATCAGCGCAGGCCCAGGAGAAGCTTTAGCCCTCCCAGAATCGGCATCGGCTTCATACATCGAACCCTCCGGCAACAGCTACAGCGCACAGTTCCAGCGACTGGATCAGATCGCACAGCAGATCAATGAACTGGGCCTTGCTGCAGTGCTCGGGCAAAAGCTCAGCGCAGAAACAGCAGAAGCCAAGCGGATCGATCGCAGCCAAGGCGACAGCACCATGATGGTGATTGCGCAGCAGATGCAAGATCTGATCGACAACTGCCTGTCGTTTCACGCGCAGTACATGCAGCAGTCACAGGTCGGCAGCAGCTTCATCAATCGCGACTTCCTAGCAACGCGCCTAGAGCCGCAGGAGATCCAGGCACTGCTGCAGCTTTACACCGCTGGCACGATCACTCAGGAGACGCTGCTCAATCAGCTCTCAGCCGGTGAGGTGTTAGGCGATGAGTTCGATGTCGAGGAAGAGGTCGAGGCCACGCAGACCGGGGGGTTAATTGAAATGGACAAGCCTGAACCCGAGGTTGAGACTGAGGCCACAATGCCGGAAGAGGACCCAGAGGTTACTGATGAGCTGGATTGACCATCTAAGGAAATCCGAGAAGCAAGAGCCTGACAAACAGTATCTGTACTACGTCAGGCAGCAGCTCAGGCAGCAGGTTTATGCCGTGGTCCGCGTTACTTGGTATGACGAGGACGGCATTTATAGCGTCACCGAAACCCGCGTTAACAAAAGGGACGCGGAAATAATTCAAGAATTCAGCGACATCGTCGGCAATGCCTTGACCATCGGGGCGGATGTCTCTGTGATCTGCGTTGATAAATCCGAGCGGTTGGATCTGCATGATTTATGAGCACACCCTCGGAGCTATATCGCAATGCAATCGACCTCAATCGATTTAGCAACAGCGTTGCCAAGCGGATTGCTGTTACATACAACGATCTTATTTTGGATATTGTCAATCAGCTCCGTGGGCTTGATGAGTTTGATTCGTCTGCGAAAGCTGCACGGCTTCAGGCGATTCTCGCGCAACTGAAAGAGTCGCTTGATGGCTGGGCTGAAACGAGCACGCTCGCGGTTGTCGAAGATCTGCAGGGCTTGGCGCAACTGCAAAGCGAGTTTGTGGCAAATGAGCTGAGACGGGCTTTGCCGATTGATATGCGCAGTCAAATCCGAAGCGTGCAGATTAGTCCGCAGTTTGCGCAGTCAGTAGCAACGGTGGACCCCACAGCAATCAACGTGGTGTCGCTCAGTGATGACTTGCAGGCTGCTGTCGCGGGTGCGCCGCAGACCTTTCAGTTGACAGCTGCGCAGGGCACGACGATTACGTTGCCGAATGGCAAGGTGCTTCAGAAGTCTTTCCGTGGGCTTGCTGAATCACAGGCCGATCTATTTGCAAAGACTGTGCGCAATGGGCTGCTGACTGGCGAATCAACTGACGAGATTGCACGGCAGTTAAAGGGTCGGCTTCGCTTCGGGCAGCCCGGCAGCTTGCGTCAGATGGCACAAGCCGGAGGGCAGGTGACAGCCGTGGCAAACAACCAAGTCAACGCGATGGTGCGTACAAGCATCAACCAAGTAGCAAATGAGACCAGTCAACAGGTCTACAAAGCAAACCAAGATGTGACCAAGCGTTATCGGTACGTGGCAACTTTGGACAGCAGGACCAGCGCGATCTGTCGTGCGCTTGACGGGCAAGAGTTTGACTACGGCAAAGGGCCAACGCCCCCGCAGCATTTCAACTGCAGGTCCACGACTGTGCCGGTCATTGATTACAAAGGACTGGGGATTGAACCGCCACCGCCTAGCCAGTTGCGGCGGCCTAATGCTGCGTTTGGGCCGTCAAGGTCAACACGCGGAGACAGCGTGCCCGACAATCAAACTTATGGCGAGTGGCTGGACAAACAAAACAAGGCAACAAAGCAAGATGTTTTAGGCAAAAGCAAGGTGCCTTACTTCAACCGTTTGGTGGATAAGTTCGGCCCAACAGATGCAATCCGAAAGTTTGTTAGTGCGGACGGTTCAGAGCTAACCTTGGAGCAACTCAAACGTCGTTATCCTAATGAGTAACCTGCCGAGCAAGTATCAGTTCACCGTTCAAGAATCAAACGAGGCACCATCCTGCCCACCCAGAAAGCCCACGCCGAAGGGCAAGGCTGCTAAAAAGGAAGGGTCTAAGGGGAACGACTGATGCCAATGGGTTC